ACGGCAGACGCAGCTAGCATTGCAGGCAACTTTGGTGTTGTCGGGTTTCTCGCCGCTTCTGAGGCGCCCGATGTCGCCGCCATCAATGGCGCGCTCGGGATCTCGGGCGTGCTGGCGGCGACAGAGGCTTTCGACGTCGCCTCGATCTCGGGGCCGGCGACGGTCTCAGGCACGCTGACGGCGTTTGAGTTCCCCGACCAGGCGCGGTTCTCGGGCGCAGCCTTCATCGAGATGGTCCTGGTCGCCAGTGAGGCGCCGGATCATGTCTCTATTATAGGGGGCGCCGGCACCTCGGGTGTGCTGGCCGCCACTGAGACGCAAGACGTTGCCACCTTGTCAGGTGCCGGCGTCATCCAGGGCGTGTTGGCAGCTGTTGAAACGGCTGACACCGCTGCCCTGGCTGGCGGTGCTGGTGTATCCGGCGTGTTGGTCGCGTCGGAGGCATCTGACGTTGCGGCGCTGGTCGGCGACTTCAAGATCGCGACCGGCATCCTGGCAGCGACAGAGGCACCGGATGTCGCGGCGTTTGTCGGGGTCATTGTCAACAACGCCAGCGGCATCCTGGTCGCGATCGAGCGGCCAGATAATTGCGTGATCCTGGCCAACTACCAGCGACCGCCGGGCGCGCCGCTGACCGACGAGACCGATTACGATTACGACTGGTTCCAGCGGGAGCCGATCAGGCGCAGGCGACAGGGGTGATCGATGGCAGAAGAGCGCGAGAGCAAAAAGGACACGCTGCGCGAGGGGTCACGGGTGAGCTGCCCGCACTGCGGTGAGACCATGGAAGTGGTCGGCGGCAAATTGGTCAAGGGTGGCGATCGCACCGAATACAGCAAGGCGGTCGGCGCCAAGAGCGGCTACTGAACCATGGCTGAACCGCTGTCCACATTGGGTGCCGGCGGGCAACCGGATGCGGCAACCGCCCAGTATCTGGCGCTGCTGGACAAGGCCAAGGTCAATCCCTATCCGCCCGGTTCGGAAGAGTGGCAGTTTTTCGAGGACAGCAAAGCCAAGGCACCCGCCCAGGAAGGCTGGTGGCATCATCCGATCGATGCCGCCGTGAACGTCGGCAAGGGCCTGGCTGGCGCCGCCGATTGGTTTTTGAAGCAGGCGCGCAAGCCGGAAGCTGAAGCACAGGCCGACACGCGCCAGGCACTGAGCGGTGCGGCCAAAAGCATCTGGGATACGCCACAGCGCGCATTCGAGGCGTCGGAAGCTTTCCGTGGCGGCACGGCTCGCCCTGAAGATGCCGGCACGTTGCTAGGTGCCGCGATGCTCGGCACGTCGGGTGGTGTAATTGGCGGGACGGGTGGCGAAGCTGGAACGGTGCTTCAAGCCGGCATGCGCCGCCGGCAATTGCCACCGCTGTCGGCGGCTGCGATGGAAGCCAATCCGCGCGCGGTGATCGGTGGCAACATGCCGCCGCCGGAATTTGCGATGAGTGAGCCTGCCGCTGCCAAGCCCTTGTCCGAGATCCCAGCCGCGATCGAGGCGGCGCCACCGGTTGAGGCGGCGCCAAAGACCTGGGCGCAGGAGCTGCCGCGCGCGCAGCCGGCGAAACGCTCGACCGATATTCCCTCGATCCGCGATCTGCCGGTCGATGAAGCGGTCGACATCGCGCGGACCCAGCCGCATCTGATCAAGGCTGGAGATCAATCTGCAGGCTATTACGTCGGCGGGCCGCCCGACATCATGTCGAAGCGAGGCCTGACCAACCGACGGCAACGCTTTGACGATTACATCGCCGCCGATCCCAGAGGCGGCGATTGGTACGATCGCTATCGTGCGGCCATGGCAGAGGTGACTGGCGACAAGCCATCCTTCAATGACTGGATGTCGCGGCAGGAAGGCCAGTGGTCGGCGGGTGTCGATCCCGGCAGTGAATTTCATTTCGCGATCAAGGAAAACAACGCCTCGATCGCGGGCATGCCGGTCAAGGCAGCGCGCCCAGCTCAACATGAAGCGCATCTGGCCGCACTCGCTGCCAAAGACCCCAACGAGTACATGGCGGGTGACAAGACCGGCCCCTACGGCGATCTGGTCAACGCCAACAGGCCCAGAACCAATGTGCCGGGCGCGTACGGCGTCAATGATTTCAGGCATGGTGAAAACTGGGGCTTCCCGCGCGAGGAGCAAACCAGCTTCACGCCTGCACAGCATAAGTTTCTCGATATGGAAACCGCACTTGCGGTCGATCGCGCCAACAAGACAAATCTCGGTGGTCGCAGCGACTGGACCGGCGAACAACTGCAGGCCGCGCCCTGGGTCAGACAAAAGGCGCTCGATATTCAGGAACGTGGCGGCAAGAATGAAGACGGCAGCTTCAAGCTTTCTTACGACGAGGCGTTTGGGCGCGCCAACAAAACCATTGGCGACTTCTTCCCCAGGCACACCGCGCACGCCACCTACGAGGCGCAGCCAGGCCCGAATACCGGGCACCTGCCAGGATCGGTCGAGGCCGACGATGCCGCACGCAGAGCCTACTTTGACGATCCCAGGTCACGCTGGGGGACAGCAGCTGGCGGTCGCGACGCGATCTATTCTGGATTAGGTGTCGAGGGTACCGGCAACTACATGCGGGTGCGCCCGACGCAGGAGATGCAAGGTTTCTACAAGACCGAAAACGGGATTGAGAAAAACCCCGGCGAGGTGGCGCGACCTCTGGTGACGTTCAACACGCCGAAAGTGGTCGATAAAGAATTTGTCGGGCCGCGCGAGTTTGAGCCGTTCAAGAAAATCACCGAACACGACAAGCTGATCCTCAACGCGGGCGAAGCGGTTCGCGGCTTGATCGATGCGCAGCAGGCCGGCGCCTGGCACAAGACCTGGTTTGGTGGTCCCGCCAATCAGAGCAACTCGCTGGTGTTCCCGCGCGCAGGCAAATCAACGCCGCAAGAGATGCAGGCGATACAGGACAAGATGAGCCAGCATGGCCTGGGGGATGTGGTCGACACCTCGTCGGGTATCACCTCGACCAGCTTCTGGCCGAAGCCCGAAGGCAGCAAGGCCTTCGACCAGGCGCTGCGCAAGAACGAGTTCGGCAATTTCGGCCAGCCGTTCCGCGCTCGCGTCGACAGCGATATTGTCGACTACACCGACGCCTGGAAGAAGGGCGTCGGCTCGCAGGCGGCGACCAAGCAAATGCTGGAGCATGTCAACGCGACGCCGCAGCTGCGCGATGCCTTCAACCGCAATGGCGACATCGCGGAACGGGCGTTGGCAAAAATGGAACGGGACAAGGACTGGGAGGGGCGGTGGGGCACGCCTCGGGTCGACATCCAGAACCTTCGCCAGATTATCGGGGAAGGCCCTGGATGGGTCGATCGGCTGGAGGCCGCCATCAAGGCCGGCGCTATTTTGCCTGCGGTGGCTGCGGCGTTTTTTGCGGCTGGACTGGCCGGGAAGGGTTCTGCGGGTTCGACGGCGCGCGAAGCATCGTGATCGGACCATCGATCATTTTATAGAGCGCCATCTCCTCTTCTTCGGTGTAGGGCGGCTCATGCCAAAAATGGATGCCGTCGTCGCACATTCTCTTGACCATAACGGGTCTCCTTCCGCCCGAAACTACCATGTCACAATAATTACGACAAGGCACAAATGGCCCTGATTGGTCGCGGCGAGGCGGCGTCGGAACTCCTCTGGCGCAAGCAAGTCCGCGCATCGTTGAAAATGTGGTGCGAGGCCAACGGATACCAACCGGCGAAGCATCATCGATTACTGATCGAGAAGCTTGAAGCGGTTGCCAGAGGCGAGATCGAGCGGCTCGCGGTGTTCATGCCGCCCGGCAGCGCGAAGTCAACTTACGCAAGCATTCTGTTTCCGCCCTGGTTGCTGGCGCAATTGCCAAAGGCGCAGATCCTGGCGGCGTCGCACACCTCGGAGCTGGCAGAACGGTGGGGCCGTCGGGTCCGCAACCTGATCGCCGATAACAAGTCAATCCTGCTGCTGAAGCCCACGGTCGACAACCAGGCGGCGGGACGCTGGGCGCTGGAGAGTGGCGGCGAATACATGGCGGCGGGCGCCATGATGGGCATTGCCGGTTTCAGAGCATTGTTCGGGCTGATCGATGATCCGATCCGGTCTCGACAGGACGCCGACAGCGAGCTGCTGCGCGATCGCCTGTGGGATTGGTACTTGAATGATTTCAGGCCACGCCTGGTGCCTGGCGCGCGCCAGGTGTTGATCCAGACCAGATGGCACGAAGACGATCTCGCGGGGCGCTGTCTCAATCATCAGCCCTGGGAAGTGTTGTCTCTGCCGGCGGAAGCCAAGACCAACGATGCGCTCGGGCGATCACCTGGCGAGTATCTGTGGGATGACGACGGCTATGGCTATGGCACCCAGCTGCAAGGTTTGAAGCAGACGACACCGCCCCGTATCTGGTCGGCACTCTATCAGCAGGAGCCGACACCGGATGAGGGCGATTTCTTCAAAGAAGAGTGGCTCAATCCGATCGACATCATGCCGCAGCCTAAGGCTCTGCGGGTCTATGGTGGATCTGATTATGCGGTGACGCAGGATGGCGGCGATTACACCGTGCATGCGGTGTTCGGCGTCGACCATATCAACAACCTCTATCTACTCGACGTCTGGCGCGGACAAGCCGCGACCGATGTCTGGATCGAGGCGTTCTGCGACCTGGTTGAAAAGTATCGCCCGCTCGAATGGGCGGAAGAGGGCGGCCAGATCAAATCGGGCGTCGGACCTTTCCTTGAGAAGCGCATGCGTGAGCGCCGGGTCTACGTCAACCGCACGCCTTTCCCGACCAGGGGCGACAAGGCGGTGCGCGCGCGATCGATCCAGGGCCGCATGGCGCTCGACAAACTCTATTACCCGAAGAACGCGACCTGGGCCGCCGACTGGCTTGCGGAGCTGTTGAATTTCCCGGCCTCCAAGCATGACGACCAGGTCGACGCGATGGGGCTGTGCGGGCAGCTGCTGGACAAAATGGTGACGGGCCGGGCGCAGCAGCGCGATCCGATGAAATTGCCCGATGACGGCTATGGCTACAACAAGCGCAACAAGCTCAAAACCGTGGATGCCATGACACTATGAAAAAGCCTCATGCAATCGCTCGATGACAAGCTCGACCAGGACTACAGCAAGGACGAGAGCGACACCCATAACCTGGACGTGCGTCGTCGCGAGTTCGAGCAATATGCCGGCGTCAAGGCCAGGGAGATCGATGAGCAACGGCTCAATTGGCGCTATTACCATGTCGACCAGTGGACCCCGGAACAGCTCAAGGTTCTGAAAAAGCGCGGCCAGCCGCTGATCACGTTTGATCGCACGGGGCGAAAGATCGACAGCCTCAATGGCACCATCCGGCGCCTGCGCACCGACCCGAAATGCTTTGCCATGGTGCCGAACGGCGAACAGGGCGCCGAAGTCGCCACCCATGTGATCCGCGCCATCTGCGACGCTTCCGATGCCGAAGGCCTGGAGGTCGATTGCTGCATGGACGGCATGGTGCATGGCTTTGCGGTGGATGAGCTGACGCTGGTCAAAGGCGACAAGGGTGATCCCGATCTGCGCTTTCAGTACGTCGACCCCAAGACCTTCTTCTATGATCCGCGATCGCTCCGCACCAACTTCTCCGACACGCGGTTTCACGGCGTCTACAAGTGGGTGATGCGCGACGAACTCGAGATCCTCGGCGAAGAGGTGATGCAAAAGGTCGAGGCGTTTGCTCCCGACGATGGCGGCTACGGCACCGCCTTCGACACCGAACGCGAGGAGGTGTGGGTCGATAGCCGGGGCCGCATCCGCCTGGTCGATCACTGGTACAAGCGCGGTGGCGTCTGGAAATGGTGCCTGCACACGGGCCAGATCGTCTTGATGGAAGGCGACAGCCCGTTCTTCAATCCCAGGGGACAGTCGATCTCGAAATACAATGCGTTCGCCTGCATGATTGACGTCGACGGCGATCACTACGGCTTTGTCCGACGCTTGCGCGGCCCGCAGGATGCGATGAACCAGCATCGCTCCAAAGCCATCCATCTGATGAACACAAGGCAGATCAAGATCAAAGAAGGCACCGTCGATGACATCGAGGTGACGCGCCGGGAAGCCGCGCGCGCCGACGGCACGCTGGTCTATCGCGGCATGAAGGAGGATCTCGAGATCCTGCAGCCCGATCAGGAGTTCATCCAGCAGACCTCCTATTATCAGGATGCCAAGACCGAGATCGACAGCTTCGGCCCCAACCATCAGCTGATCCAGCAATTTGGTCAGAACGTCTCTGGCCGTGCGGCAAGTGCCCTGCAGCAAGCGGGCCTCGCGGAGCTGGGGCCGTTCCTGAAGAATTTCAGAATGTGGAAGCTGTCGCGCTACGAGGCGGCTTGGTGCGCGGCGCAACGCTACTGGACGTCAGAGCGCATGCTGCGCGTGTCCGGCGATCAGCAGGTCGCGCAGTTCATGCAGATCAACGGCGTTCAGCTCGATCAATTCGGTCTGCCGCAGCTGGTCAACATGCTCGGCAACATCGATGTCGAGATCCGGGTCGATGAAGGACCGGACACCGAGACCGTGATGGGCGACGTGTTCGACCTGTTGATGGCGCTGTCGCAGAACAATGTCGCGATCCCGCCGGCTGTGATCATCGAGGCCTCCAGCTTGCCAATCTCCGAGAAGCAGAAGCTGACCACGATGCTCAATCAACCCGATCCGATGAAGCAGCAGGCACAGCAGCTGCAAATCCAGGGCGCGCAAGCCACCATCCAGAAGACCCAGGCCGAAGCCGAGAAGCTGCATGCCGATGCCGGTAAGGCGCAGACCGGCGGCATCCTCAACCTGGCAAAGGCGCAGACCGAAGGCATGCCCGACGGGCCGCCGCAACCGAAATCGCCGATCGACATTGCCGAACAGCTCGCCAACATCAACGAGACCAACGCCACCGCGCAACACAAGCGCGCCAGCGCCGATGCGCTCGATCACAAGGCGCTGATGTCGCCGCTGCAGCTACTGGCCGATCACGCCCAGAGAAATGCCGATCGCAGCGTGAGCGACTTCCACTCTTCGGTCGACCATCTGCACAAGAACCAAGATCGCATGATGGAAGACTTCCACCGCTCGAAAGACCGTGAAGCGCAGAAAGCGCAGCGCGCCAACCAGGTCGTCTAAACGCCGCCGGGAGCGATATCCCGGCCACGTCTACCGTGAACGACATCACGGCCACGCCGCCGGGAGCGACATGCCCGGCCACGCCACACTGGTGAGCGACATCACCGGGGAGATCACGACATGACGGATGTTACCCAAGGCGCAGACGCGCCTGACGATGCCGCGTTGTTTCAGGAAGCAACTGGCGACACGTTGGACGCATTTGAGAACCCGAAAGAGCAACCAGGTCAGCCGGCTGACAAGCCGGTCGACAAGCCACCGGAAGAAAAGCCGGCTGAAAAGCCCGCAGAAGAACCGCCAATCCCGGCGGGACGCTTGCGGGAAGAGGCAGAGGCACGGCGACGTGCGGAACGCGAGCGCGATGAATACGCGGCGCGGATTGCAGCGTTAAATCGGCCCCCGCCACAGCAGCAGGAAAAGCCAGACCTGTTCGCGGACCCTGAAAAGTTCGTGATGAGCCTGGTCAAACCCTTGCTCGAACAGCAGGCGCAGGAACGGCAGCTGGAGCGCGAGAACACCTCGATGGAACGGGCCGCAGAGCGGTTCGGTCCAGAGATGGTGGCACAATCGCGTGGTGCGCTCGAACACTTCATGCAGCGTGGGGACCAGCAAGCCTGGGACACCTACAACCGCGCGATGAAGAGCCATGACCCCTACGGCGTGATTGCCGGATGGTTCCATGAGCGTTCGCAGCTCTACCAGTTGCAGCAGGCCGGTGGCATCGAGGCACTTCGCAAGCGTGAGCGCGAAGAGGCTTTGAAAGATCCTGAGTACCTCAAATCGGCTCTC